CTGATTGGCCTATTTCCCCCCTGAATCGGCTTAGGTAAGCCGAAAGTGCCTAACGCATCCCCCTATGGCGCGCGCTACCGGCGGATTCGGCAAATGCTCCTTGATCCGCCGGTGGCGTGTGCCCACTGTCAGCAAGCGGTTGCGACCGAGCTTGACCATGACCCGCCGCTTGCGATGCACGTGCACCGCGAGGGCTCGGGGTGCTGCCGCTATATCCCGAGCTGCCGTGATTGCGCCCGCTCTCAGGGCTACCTAGTCTCGCACGGGCTTTGGCGCCCAACGTCGGCGCTCGCCGGCCTTGCCGATGAGGTTGAGCCCGAGCGCGGCGGCCTTGAGGCGACCGATTCGGCATGGCGCGTGCCGTGGTTGCGGGGGTTGCGCAAGGTGCCGACCGATGCGACGTGGCCGCGCTTGATGAGCGTGCCGCACCGCCGAGCGGTGGGCTCGCTCGGGCCCGAATTCATACGGTGGGCCGAAGAGCGAACCGGCCGCCCTCTGAGGTGGTGGCAAAAGCTCGTTGCGACCCGCTTGCTTGAGGTTGACGCCGAGGGCCGCCTTGTGTGGGAGGCGATGGTTTTGACCATGAGCCGGCAGCTCGGCAAGTCATGGCTCTTGCGCGAGCTATGCCTTTGGCGCATTCACCAAGGCAAGCGGTTTGGCGAGCCTCAAGACGTTTTGCACACGGGCAAAGACCTCGCCGTTTGCAAAGAGGTGCAGCGGCCGGCCCGGGTGTGGGCAAAGGCCAAGCGCGACGCATACAAGGTGCGCGAGGTGAACGGGCAAGAGGAAATCGAATACCTCGCTGACGGCTCGCGTTGGATGCTGCGCGCCAAAGAGGCGGTTTACGGCTACGCGGTCTCGGTCGGCGCCGCTGACGAGGCTTGGAAAGTGCGCCCCTCGTCAATCGAAGAGGGGCTAACGCCCACGATGGCCGAGCGCGAGCAACCGCAACTTTTGTTGGTCTCAACCGCCCACCGCATGAGCACCTCATTGATGCTCGGCCGCCGGGCGCTCGCGCTTGAGCAACTTGAAACCGGAGAGGGTGACTTGCTCATTGAGTGGTCAGCTCCCGCCGGCGCCGAGATTGACGACGTGGCCGCGTGGCGCGCTGCCTCGCCGCATTGGACACCTCGCCGCGAGCGGCTCATTGAGAGGGCCCTTGAGGGCGCCCGCTCGGGGCTCGTTGATGACCCGGAAGAGCCCGACCCTATTGCCTCGTTCAATTCTCAATGGCTCAATCAGTGGCCGCGCAAGCAAGTCGCCGCCGATGGCAAGGCCGAAGAGCTGCTACCGCCCGGGCTATGGGGCGAGCTGGCCGAGCCCGGCCTACGATCCTCGGGCCCGATTTGGGTTGCCCTTGAGGATGACTACGGGCTTGGCGCGGCGGTGGCGGCGGTCGCCCGGCTTGATGACGGCCGGCTTGAGGTTGACGGGTGGTTGTGCCCCGATTGGGACACCGCCCTAGCTGACGCCCTCATCCTCGCCGGCGCGAGGCAAGTGCGCGGTTTGCTCGTGGGGGCCTCGCTTGTTGACCGCGTGCCGCCGGGCACGAGCCCCGCGCCGACGCCGGCCGGCGGCAAGCAAACGCGCACCGGGCTCTCACTCGTGCGCGATCTCGCGCTAGGCGGTCAGCTAGCTCACGATTCCACCACGCCCGACCTAGATAACGCTTTTGGCTTGGCGCGTGTTAGAGAGGCGCCTACGGGCTTGCAGCTCATCGCTCGCGGGCCCACGCACCTCGTTAGGGCGGCGGTTTGGGCGCTTCAAGCGGCTCACAAGCCAACGCCGAGCCCGGCGATTCATTAGAGAGTGCTTAGCTAGTTGGTCTAGACTCGTCAGCTAGTTACCTCTTTAGGGGTGACAGCCGAGCTAGGGGGCCGCTCTTTCTGGCGTTAGGGCGGCCCCCTCTCGTTTTCTGATTAGGCGAAAATTTTTTCGCGCAGCTTGTTTACGGGCCCGGCTAGGCGGTTAGTATGCGCTTGCTGTCGATTCTCCAAGGAGGTAGCACGTGGCAAGTCAAGAGACTGACGCCGCCCTCGCCTCAATCCTCGGGCCGCTCAAGACGCAACGTGACCGCGTTAGCGGCGAGCTGCGCCAAGCTCAAGCTCTCGTTGCGGGTCTAAAGAGCGAGCTGCGCCAAATTGAGCGCGTGCTTGAGGCGGCCGACCCGACGCCCAAGCCGCCCAAGCCGACCGGGCCCGGCACGCACCAAGTGTCTGACGAGGCGGTTGACAAGGTGCTTGCGTTCGCCCGAGAGCACTACGGCGATGGCTCAGAATTTCACGCGACCGGCCTACACCGCGAGGCCGCCGGCTCGCTCGGTATGTCGTCGCAAACGGTCACGAGCGCCCTACACGAGCTGCGAGAGCGTGACCTAGTGCGACTTGTGCGGCGGGGCACCGGGGGCAGCCGAGTCTATAAGTTGCGGTGAGCCGCATGCCTCTTTACGGGCTCTCTCTCTACGATTTCCGCGACCTTGACCTTTTGCAGCTCGCGGCCGAGAACCTCAACGATGACCTCGGATTCACCACGGCCGACATTGCCACCGCGCTCGGCTTTGGCGAAGAGCTGCGCGCGGTCGGCTCGCGGCTCGGGTGGATGCGCCGTTACAACGCTTTTGGGCGGCGCGAGGCCGATGACCTTTGGACGTTCACCCGCGCCGGCGAGCGCATCCTTGAGGCGAACCTAACCGAAACGCCGGCGCTGGCCGAGGTGCCCGACGCGGCGCTAATCAAGGTCATGGCCGATGTAACGAGCCGCTACCGGCACGGCGACCCGCTCACCGCGACTCTTTTGCGGCGAGAGTTTTTCTACGGCACAAGGGCGGGCTCGGCCGCATACGCGGGGCGTCGCCGGCGCTAAATCGTTGTAAGCTCCCGGGGTGCGCCTATTCACGCGCTCAATTCGGCCGGGCGACGTTGAGCCTAACCCGAATGACCCCGCGAGTGTGCCCCCCGCCACCGTTGGCCCGCCCGGTTATGACCCGGGCGACGCGCACGGCGTCATTGCCGAGGCAGATGCGCCGCTAGGCCCGCCGCCGCCCCGGCCCTTTGTCTCGCCGTGGTCAGGATGGCCGGCCGAATGGCTCACGCCCAATTGGGGCGGGCTCGCCCAATCGCTTACCGATACGGCTTGGCTTTGCCTTGACCTCAATGCCTCGGTGCTTTCAACGATGCCGCCCTACCTCGTTGATGCGCCGCCCTCGCTCAATGCCGATTGGCTCAACAATCCCGAGCCCGACGTTTACACCTCGTGGCAGGAATTCGCTAAACAGCTCTTTTGGGATTTTCAGCTAGGCGAGGCTTTCGTTTTGGCTACCGCCTACTACGCGACCGGCTACCCGGCGCGCTTTCACGTGGTGCCGCCCTATTCGATTGAGCCCGAGCTAGCGCCTAACGGTTTGCGCCGCTACACGATTGGCGGCCTTGACGTAACGCGCGACATTCTCCACATTCGTTACCGCTCATCGGTGGGCGACGCGCGCGGGCATGGCCCGCTTGAGGCCGGCGGGCCGCGACTCGTGGCCGCCGATGTTCTCTCGCGCTATGCAACGCAGCTCGCCGCCGGCGGTGGCATCCCGCCGAGCGTGCTTGAGCACCCCGATGAGCTTGACTCCGAGCAAGCCGCCGCGCTCAAAGCGCAATGGATTGCGGCGCGGCTCTCGGGCATCGGTGAGCCCGCCGTGCTTTCGGGCGGTGTCAAGTGGGCGCCAACGCTCGTGAATCCGAAAGAAATGGCGCTTGTTGAGCTACTTCAATGGAACGAGAGCCGCGTTGCCGTCTTGCTCGGTGTGCCGCCTTTCCTCGTGGGCTTGCCCTCGGGCGGCGACTCAATGACGTACAGCAACGTTGAAAGCATTTTCGATTACCACTGGCGCGGCGGCTTGCGGCCCAAGGCATCGGCCGTCATGCAGGCGCTTTCCGGGTGGGCGCTCCCGCGCGGCGTGGCGTGTGAGCTAAACCGGGATGCCTACGTGCAGCCGGGCCCGCTTGAGCGCGCACAAACCGCTCAAATCCTCAATTCGATCAAGGATGAGAACGGCAACCCGGCCTTGACCGTTTCGGAAATTCGGGAGGTGGAGAGAGTGGATAACGCCGACGTAGTTGCGGCCTCGCCGCTTTCAACATGAGCGCCGAGCCCGTCACCGAGACCCCGCCGGCGCGCGAGCTTGAATACCGCACGGCTCAACAGCTCGGCGTGAGCTTTCCCGAGCGCACGATTGAGCTGTGCGTCATGCCGTATGAAGAGGAAACGCTAGTGCCGTGGCAGGGCCGCATGGTCACCGAGATTTGCACCGCCGGCGCTTTTGACGGCATTGAGCGCCGGGCAAATCGGATCAAGGTAAACCGCGACCATGACCTTGCGCGCACGGTCGGCCGCGCGGTTGCATTTCACCCGAGCCGCATTGAGGGCCTCGTTGCCGAGGTGCGCATTGCGCGCACGCCGCTCGGTGACGAAACGCTCACCCTCGCTGACGAGGAAATCCTTGATGCGTCGGCCGCATTTCTGCCGATGCCCGGTGGTGAAAAGTGGGAGCATCGCAACCGCCGGCGGCTCAACAAGTGTTGGCTCGGTCATATCGCCATGACGCCCGACCCGGCATATGAGTCGGCGCGGGTGCTTGCGGTACGGCAAGCCGCGCAGCGAATTGAGGCCGAGCGGGGGCCGACGCCGAACCTTGACCTATTGCGTGCGGAATTGCTCGCAGAGAGGTATGCTCGCCTAGACCAAGGCTAGTGAGCTACCGGCCGTCGTTGACCCTCGGAGGGGCCGGCCGTTGCGGGTGAGCTAGTGCGAAACGTTTTTTTCGCACGAAAGGGGCACCCGCTATGCGTGCAACTGACTCAATGCTCGCGCGGTACACCGCCGAGATTGAAGAGCGGCAGTCATTCCTTGACGGGCTCGTTGAGGCTGCCGAGACCGAGAGCCGCGACCTTTCCGAAAAGGAAATGGAGCTTGCGACCCGGGCCCGCGACCGAATCAAGGCCGTCAATGAATTGATGCAGCCGCTTGAGGAAGCCCGGAAGATTTCGGGCGATTCCTCGGAGCGAATCGCGCAGCTCGCCAAATACATGAACGCGAAAGAGGGCGACGACGCGAAAGAGCCCGAATACCGCTCGGCCGGCGCGTACCTCATTGACCGTTGGCGTGCCGGGCTCGGAGAACAGGAGGCCGTGAGGCGGCTTGATCTCTACCACCGCGCCGCCGCGCACCAAACGACGGCCGATAACCCGGGCCTCATCCCGTCGCCCGTTATCGCGCCGGTGGTCAACTTCGTTGACTCAAGCCGGCCGCTCGTTTCATGGCTCGGGCCGCGTCAGCTCCCGGGTCAGAATTGGTCTCGGCCCAAGGTCACGCAGCACACAAACGTTGCGGTGCAGTCGGCAGAAAAGGCCGAGCTTGTGTCGCAGAAAATGACCATTGCCAAGATCGCGGCCACGGCGGCGACCTATGGCGGCTACGTCAACGTTTCTCGGCAGGACGTTGATTTCACGCAGCCGGGCATCATGGACGTAATCATTGGTGACCTCGCCGGCGTGTACGCGGCGGTTACCGAGGCGGCGGCAATCGCGGCGTTTGACGCAGCCGCAACGGCCGGGCTCGGGTTGCCGACCGGCGCCAACACCGCCGATCAAATCGCGGCGAGCCTTTGGGATGCGGCAAGCAAGATTTACACCGCCACCAAGGGGCAGGGCCGCGTTGCGGCATTCGTGTCGCCGTCCTACCTCGCCACCATTGGGCCGATCTTCCCGCCCGGGCCGGCGGTGCCGTCACAGGCGCCGGGAGGCTTTGAGGCGGCGGGATTCGCTACCGGGCTCGTGGGGCAAATCTCGGGCATCCCGGTTTACGTTTCGGCCGGGGTCGGCACCAACCGCATTCTCGTGCTCTCGTCGGCAGCGGCCGAGGCATACGAGGATCGCATCGGCTCGTTGCAGGTTGTTGAGCCCTCGGTGCTCGGCGTGCAGGTCGCATATGCCGGCTATTTCGTGCCTCTCGTGATTGAGGCAACCGGCATCGTCAAGGTGACCAAGACGCCATGAGCGAGGTAGACGCCACCACGCTCGACGCGATGACGAAAGACGAGCTACTTGCGCTTGCGCAATCGCTCGGAGTGAGCCCGGCTAATGCCTCAATGACCAAGGATGATTTGCGGGCGGGCATTGAGGCGCACGAGGCCGGGAGCGCGACCGAGGCCGAGGGGCCCGGGTTGCGTGTGACAACCACCAAGACCAAGGACTACCTCGGGCGCTTGCTGACCAACGCGACGCCCGGCACGAGCCAAGCAACCGACCACCTCGGGCGTTCGGTGGTCGCCGGTGACAAGGATTACGCCGGGCGGGCGCTCGTGTGAGCTACGCAACGCCGGAAGAGCTTGCTACGGCTCTCGGCCGGCCGGTCAACCCGGCCGAGACCGAGAGCCTGCAAGCTTGCCTAGACGCGGCGGCCGAGGAAATTGACCACTACGTTGACCGCACCACGCCGCTAACGCCGGCGCCCGATGCCGACGCCCTTGCAAATCGGGTCAACATCGTGCGCGGCGTTGAGTGGTGGAAATCGAACCAAGCCGCGTTTGGCGTTATCGGCTTTGACCAAGTGGGCTCATTGCAGGCGCCGCGAGACTCGTTTTTGCGGCACCAAAAAGAGCTAATCCCGCTCAAAGAGAAATTCGGCGTGGCATGAGCGGCGTTATGAGCCCGACCACGAGCGGCACCTACCCCGGTGCTTTGCTGCGCTTGGGCGAGGTGCGGCAGCGCATGGCCGATGCGTTGGCGCCGGCGACCCCGGCCGATCCGCCGGTTTTGGTTGACCTCGTTGATTCGGTTGACCCGCCGGCCTATATGCCGCTTTGGGTTGACCCCTGGCTTGAGCCCGAGACCATCGCCATGAGCGAGGGCTATTGGTGGGCTCGGCTTGACCTCTTGTGCCTCGCCGCTCGGGTTGATCCGGGCCCGGCGGTGGCGATGCTTGAGGCGCTCGTTAGCAACGCAATCTCACGCATGGCGGCCGATGCGTACCCGTGGCCGGCGGCGACGTTGCAAGCGCCGCGCGTTTTCACGATTGCCGGCGTGCCCCTCTTGGGCGCGCGCGTTTCCTACCGCTTGCCGGTCTCAATCTAGGGAGGGCTCACACATGGCAATTCCGACACCGTTGATCCTGACCGATGCAAGTTTCAAGCTCGGTGAGAGCGGCGCCGATCTTTACGCGGCTCTCAAAGAGCTGGCGTGCGTCACCAATCACCTTGAGCTGACGCCCGATGTGACGATCACAACCGTTGACACGATGTGCGGTTCGGCCGACTACCCCGGGCAAGTCAAGTGGTCGCTCATCGCCACGCTCGTTCAGTCTTTTGACACCGACGCCACCGAGGACGTGCTTTCAAAGGCGCTCGCGGCCGGCGTTGCGGTGCCGTTCGCCATCGCCGGGCACAAGGGCGCGATCTCGGCCACGAATCCGGTATGGACGGGCAAAGTGGCGCCGCAGCCCTGGAGCCCGATCAACGGCGACGCCGGCGATACCTCGGTTGTGGAAATCGAATGGGGCGTTGTATCGGGCCCGTTCAAGTCAATCACCACGCCGACGCAGTTTGCGGCCGAGGACGAGGCACCGACCGAGGCCAAGGCAGCGTGAGCGCATGGCCGAGGAATCGGGCGCGCGCATCGTCGGATATGACGAGCTTGCGAGAGGGAGCAAGAGCCTTTTTCAGCACATAGCCGAGGGGGCGCCTAAAGCGTTCTCCGAGGTTGCGAGGGCGGCGGCAATACAAACGCAAGCCATCGTGCCGCGCCGCTCAGGGACGCTTGCAGGCTCGGTTACGGGCGATCTCGTGGGCGATCACGCCGAGGTGGGCATTGGCGAGGGCGTGCCCTACGCCGGATGGATCGAATTTGGCGGCTCGCGCGGCCGGCCATACGTGACCGAGGGCCGCTACCTCTTCCCTACTGCGCTCGCAATGGAATCGCTCGTTACCGACGCCGGCGAGCGCGTTGCAATCAATGAAATCAAGGAGACCCGATGGCCGAGCCCGAGCTAGCCCACTTGCCCAAGCCGCTACCCGAATTCGTCACGGTCACGCAAACGATGGGCGCGCGCTTCACGCCCAATGAGTTGCGCCGGCTCAAGACCGAGACCGGCAAAACGATGACCGAGCTGATGGGCCCCGAGGCCGATGACGCTGACCGCATGCAAACGCTCGTGTGGTTGCGGCTCGTGCGCGAGGGGCACGCCGTGACGTGGGAAGAGTGCGCCGAGGTGGCTATCAACGTTGAGATTGAGCCGCCCGACCCTACCGCGACCGGCAGCTAGACGAGGTGGCCGCTTTCTGCCGGTTTTGGCGCATGACGCCCCGCGAGGTTGACGCCATGAGCGATGACGAGTACGCCGCATTTCAGCGGTTCGCCAATCGTGAAATCAAGGCCCGAGCCCGTGCGGCCCGGGCGGCGAGGCGCCGCTAATGGCTAACCCGCAAATCGTTGTCGAATACATCGCCAACACCGCCAAGCTGGCGAGCGCCACGAGTGACATTGACAAGCAAGGCGGCAAGGTCACCGGCACGATGGGCAAAGTTGGCGCGGCCATCGGCGGCGCGTTCGCCGTGGCCGGCGTGGTCTCGTTCGGCAAGTCGGCGGTTGCGGCAGCTCAGGAATCCGAAAAGGCGACCAATCGCCTTGAGGCCGTTTTCAAGAGCATGGGCGACACAACCGGCGACGCCGCCAAGCAAGCCGAGAATTACGCCGGCGCGCTCTCGCAGAAAACGGCCGTTGAGGACGAAAGCATTATGGCCGGGCAGGCGCTACTTGCCACGTTCGGCAAGGTCTCGGACGGCGCCGCGCGAGCTGCCGGCGTATTCGATAGGGCGACCGCCGCCGGCGTTGATCTCGCGGCGGCCGGTTTCGGCTCGGTGGAAACCAACGCCGTACAGCTCGGCAAGGCCCTGCAAGACCCGATCAAGGGCATAAACGCGCTTGCGCGCTCGGGCGTCACCTTCACCGCACAGGAAAAGGAAAAGATCAAGGTGCTGACCGAGAGCGGCCACCAACTTGAGGCGCAAGACATGATCCTAAAGGCGATTGAAAAGCAAGTTGGCGGCACGGCCGAGGCGACCGCATCCGAGAGCGCGAAAATGAACGTGGCGTTTGGCGAGACCTCCGAAAGTCTCGGCAAGGTCTTGCTGCCATTCCTTGAGGCGCTCGCCCCGATTCTCGCCAAGGTGGCGAATTTCATAGCCAAAAACAGCTCGGTCATCGTGCCGCTCGTGGCCGGCATCCTCGGGGCGGCGGCGGCAATCAAGGTCATAACGCTCGCGCAGATTGCTTGGAATATCGCCATGAGCGCCAACCCTATCGGGCTCGTGGTCATCGCCATTGCCGCGCTCGTTACCGCCATCGTTTTGCTCGTCAAGAATTGGGATACGGTCAAGCGGGTCATGCTCGCGGCCTTTGACGCCATGAAGAGCGCCGGCGTTGCGGTTCTCAATTGGTTCAAAAACAATTGGCCGTACCTCGCCGGCATCATCGCGGGCCCGTTCGGGATTGCCGCCGCCTTGATCTATAAGCATTGGGACGGCATAAAGAGCGCCGCCGGCGATTTGCTCGCCAAGATCAAGGCCGTATTCGGCGCAATAGCCGATTTCATTGAGTCGCAAGTTGCGCGGATCGCTCGCGCCGTTGACCGGGTGGTTGACGCGATCCGCACGCCGATCAATGCCGTTTTGAGCAAGTGGAATGCCCTAAGCATTTCGGTGCCGAGCATTCACATTCCCGGCGTTAGCATCATGGGCAAAGAGGTATTCAAGGGCGTTGACCTCGGGGGCTTTAGCATCGGCACGCCCGACGTGCCGCTATTGGCGCGCGGCGGCGTAGTCTCATCGCCCACGCTCGCAATGGTTGGCGAGGGCTCGGGCCGTGAGATTGTGGCGCCCGAGGCGCTGCTACGTTCGATCATTGCCGATGCCCTGCCGACGCAAGTGCGGGTGTTCATTGGCAACGAAGAGCTGCGCGGGCTCGTGCGCACCGAAATCGTGCAATCGAACACCGGCCTTGCTCGCACCTTGCTTGCCGGGGCTCGCAAGTGAGCGAGACTTTCATTGCCGCCCCGCTCGCGGCGCCGCCGGCGCCAAGCTTTGCGTTGAGCGAGGGCGATAAGCGTTCGGTGCAAATCGCGCTCACGCTGCCGGCCGGCGTCACCCGGCTTTGGGTATGGCGGGTCTCGCCCTCGGGCGCCACCGAGTACGTGCGCGGCACCGTGGGGCTCGTGGTGACGCCCTCAACCTCGCTCACGATCTTTGACTATGAGGCGCCGATTGGCGTGCCGCTCACCTACTACGCGCAATCGGGTAACGACGCCGGCGAGGTGTCGGCAACGCCGACCTCGGGCACGTTTGAGCTGACCTCGCACGGGTGCGGCGACACATGGCTTACCGACATAGCCGCCCCCGCCAACACCTTGCAGCTCGTCATTGAGTCACTTGAGCAATTGACCTATGAGATACCGACCGGCGTGCATAAGGTCATTGGCCGGCGCTCGCCCATCGTCGCAACCGATCTCGCGCAAACGCCGGCCTTTGAGCTGGCGCTACTGACCGCGACCGAGCTTGAGCGCGAGCAAGTGCGCGCCTGCCTCGGTGACGGCATTTCGGTCTTGCTGCGCACCGAGCCCGAGCTTGGCATTGGCAATCTCTTTTTCGCGGTCTTGGGATGGGCCGAACAGCGCATCGTGCGTTTGGGCACCGTGCAAGACCGGCGGCACCTCGTCAACGGGCAAGAGGTTGAGCGGCCCGACCCAAAGCTTTACGTGCCGGTCACGCTCATTGCCTCTTACCAAAACGTCAAGGATGAGCGCACCGATTACGCCGAGGTGTTGGCGTTTGACGAGACCTACGCCGCCCTTTTGACCACCTACGGCATACCGCCCGGCGGCTCGGTTGAGCCCTGGCCGGCACACGACGCATGAGGGCGACCACCGAGGATTTCCAAACGGCAATGCGCGCCTCGCACGCCATTGACGCCAAGGTTGATCTCTACTTTCCGGCAACCGGCGGCGGGTCGGTCACGATCTCCCGCAACGGCGTGCTGACGCCGGGCTCGGACAAAATCACCGGGCTTTCAAGCACGGCCGACTTGCTCCCCGGCTTTGAGGTGGCGGGCACCGGCATTGCCGGCATCGTGAGCGTGGCGAGCGTTGACAACCCGACGCAAGTGACGATCTCGGCGCCCTACCCGTCATCGGCGCCGGTCACGTATCGGTGTTCGCAAAACAGCTCGCACGGCGACACACCCGGCGGCAACACAATCACGAGTGAAACGACGCCCTCGGGCGTGGTCGCCGGCATGGCCGTTACGGGCCCGCTCAACACCAACGGCGACCCGCTCATCCGGCCGGGCACCACCGTTGCCGGCGTATCGGGTAACAAAATCACGCTTTCGCAAAACACCTACCTTGAAACGTTTTGGGATGGCGGCTCGCCGGCCGGCACGGCGGCTATCTCGTTTGCGCCGGCGGCCGTTACCAAGGCGCTGACATTCACCGGCACGATTGCCGGCGAGGATGCGCTACCCGTCACCGTGCAACCGGCATCGGGCACGATCACGATTGACCGCACGGCGCAAATCCGGCGCACGGGCTCGGTGGTTATCCCGTGGTCACTTGAGCGCGCCAACGAGCTAGGGCTTGACGTGCGCACGCTCCCGCTCGGCGGGTGGTGCGTGCCGTACCGAGGCATTCGTTACCCCGATGGCTCATCGGAATTGGTCAAGCTCGGCTATATGCGCGTTGAGTCGGTTACGTGGTCAACGCGCGAAGAGCTGGCGACCCTTGAGCTAGCTGACCGCATGGCGCAAATGCGGGATGAGCCCTTTCAAGCGCCCTATTCGGCCTCGGGGTTGCGGGTCGCCAACGCAGCCAAGGCGATTGTGCAAGCGGTCTTTCCTGACGTGGTGACCGACGTGCGCTATGACCCCTCGGTAACGCTGGCCGATGTGGTCTATTCGGGCACGCGCGTTGATGCGCTCTTTGAGCTGGCGCGAGCGGTCGGCGGTGAGACCTACTTTGATTGTGACGGGCATTGGATTTTTGACGTGACCGCCGGCGGCAAGGCCGTCAATCGCACGGGCACGCTGACCGATGAGGGCACGGCCATAACCGGGCTCGCGCAAACGAGTGACCTATCCGTTGGCATGACCGTCACCGGCGTCGGCATTCCGCCGCTGCGCAAAATCGTCGCCATCGTTTCAAGCTCGCAAGTCACGCTCAACGCGCCGGCGAATATCTACGGTCAGAAAAATTGCCGGCTTGACAATGGCTCGCAACGGCTCACCGACGTAACCGACACCGATGACCTCTCGCCCGGTATGGCGATCTCGGGCACGGGCATTCCCGCCGGCACCAAAATCCTTGCGCTGTCGCCGGCCGAAATCCTCATGGACAAGGCCGCCACGAGCGGCGGCTATCCGCTCTTGACGTTTACCGCGCCCAATCCGGCGGCGCTCTCGTTCGCCGGCGCGGGCATCGCCTATCCGGTGTGGGCGGTTGACGCCGGCGATGACGGCGTTTTGATCGACGCCGGCGAATCGCTCTCGCGCTCGGGCGTTTACAACGGCGTTTTGGTCACCGGGCAGGCGACCGGCGTAACCGCCGCTTTCTCGGTTCTCGTTGTCGATTCCGATTCGGCCTCGCCTACTCGGTGGGGCGGGCCGTTCGGCAAGGTGCTGCGCATTGAGAACAGCAACGCCGTGCAAAACGTCACGCAAGGCAACCTCATGGCCGAGGCGCTGCTAGCCGAGGGGCTCGGGCTCACCCGCTCGTTGACGATTGCGGCGGCGCCGATGC